AAGATGAAGGCGAGGCTGGCAAGGATGGCAAGGATGGCAAAGACGAAAAGGAAGGTGAAGAATAATGGCTTATACGAACAGTTCTATGGTGGTTTATAAGAAGCTTTCTCCGAACCATTCTGGCCAGAGGACGCACAGCATTGACCGGATCACGCCTCATTGTGTGGTCGGTCAGTGTACGGCGGAAGGCCTGGGGGAATGGTTTGAGAAGCAGTCCACGCAGGCATCCAGCAACTACGGCATTGATCGTGACGGCAGGGTGGCTTTGTACGTGGAAGAGAAGAATCGTTCCTGGTGTACTTCCAGCAATGCCAATGACCAGAGGGCAATCACGATCGAGTGTGCTTCCGATACCACAGAGCCTTATGCTTTCAGGGATGTGGTGTATCAGACGCTGATCAAGCTCTGCATAGATATCTGCAAGCGCAATGGCAAGAGCAAGCTGATCTGGTTCGGAGATAAGGACAAGACGCTGAATTATTCTCCAAAGAGCGGGGAGATGATCTTGACCGTTCACAGGTGGTTTGCGAATAAGTCCTGTCCGGGGAACTGGATGTATGCACGAATGGGAGATCTGGCGGAGAAGGTAACGAAGGCACTGCAGGGTTCTTCTGATTCAGATGGTGGTTCAGCTGCAAATGGGACACAGGCCTCTGTCTTGAAGAACCTGTCTGAGGCGGATGCGATCAAGAAAGTCGGAGCGCTGTTCACTGCGGATCAGAAGAAAAGCGGCATCTTGGCATCGGTATCGCTGGCTCAATTCATTCTGGAATCAGGGTATGGAAAGAGTGAACTGGCTCAGAATGCTAATAACATCTTCGGGATGAAGTGCAGCCTGTCTGGGAATACCTGGAGCGGATCCAGCTGGGACGGAAAGAGCAAGTACACAAAGAAGACGCAGGAACAGAATCCTGACGGCAGTATGGTCACGATCACGGCTGACTTCCGGAAGTATCCCTGCATTGAGGATTCCATTGCAGACCATTCCGCTTACCTGCTTGGGGCAAAGAACGGCAGCAAGCTGAGATATGATGGACTGAAGGGGTGCATGGATTATAAGAAGGCTGTGCAGATCATCAAGGACGGCGGCTATGCGACAAGCCTGACCTATGTGGAGAAGCTGATTTCCATCATTGAGAGGTGGAACCTGACTCAGTATGATACGAAGGATTCCGGCGGTGAAGTGATCCGCTGGTACCGTGTCCGAAAGTCCTGGGCGGATGCCAAGAGCCAAAAAGGAGCCTATAAGATCATGGACAACGCGAAGAAATGCGCGGATCAGAATCCGGGGTATAAGGTGTTTGATGTAGACGGCAAGGTAGTGTATGAACCGAAGGCGGCGGAGCCTGCGGTGAAGGTGCCGTTCCTGGTAAAGGTCAGTATTTCGGATCTGAATATACGAACGGGTCCTGGAGTCAATCATAGCCGTGTCCAGTGCTGTCCTCCAGGTGTTTATACCATAGTGGCGGTATCAGAAGGAGCAGGTGCTTCCATGTGGGGGAAGCTGAAAAGCGGAATCGGCTGGCTGAGCCTTGATTTCTGTCGGCGATTGTAAACTGAATAACGAATCGTTATTGAGCCTGCGGGTGTTGGGAGAAATCCTGATGTTCCGCAGGCTTTTTTTTCGTTGGAGGGTAAAATCCGGGTCATTTTCGTTGCCTGTGACTTGAGGAAAGAGTCCTCAGAAAGGACGGGCAAAGAAATGATGACTTTGGAAGAAATGAAAGCCGTTGATATAAGAACCGTGGATCCGGAAACGCTTGTGGATATCAGGGATGTGCATATAGACAGGACTCTGCCGAAGGAAGAACGGATCAAGAGTTTTATCCGGCAGATCAAGAATCCGTATGTCTATAAATGCGGTGACATCATCGTGAAGGCGACTTTCTCCGATACGGATGAAACGCTGGAAGACAGGATGGAACACTATCTCAGGAACAGATAACCGCCATCCGTCAGAACGTCATGGAAAGTTTGGAGAAAGCACGGTAATATAGGCTCAGGTCGAATTAAAATAGTGACTGAGAATGGTCAGTCACGTTCCCGGCGGCTGTTTCGGCAAGAGCGATCAAGTCGAAAGGAGCTGCTGATATGAGTAAAATCAATTCTTATAATGCGTGCATATACGCGAGACTGTCGCGCGATGACGGCGATAAGCTGGAAAGCGACAGCATTATCAACCAGAAAGCCCTTATCAGGGATTTTCTATCGAAACATCCGGAGATCCATGCGGTTTCGGAGAAAACCGATGATGGGTATTCCGGGGTCAATTGTGACAGACCGGCGTTCCAGGAAATGATGGACGAGATCCGTTCCGGGAAAATCAACTGCGTGGTGGTCAAAGACTTATCCCGTTTTGGAAGAAACTATATTGAAGCCGGCAATTACATCGAGAGGGTGTTTCCTTTTCTCGGTGTGCGTTTTATTGCCATTAACGATAATTATGACAGCCTGGACAGAAACCAGTCTGATTCCCTGATCATTCCGTTCAAGAACCTGATCAATGATGCCTACTGCAAGGATATTTCCGTGAAGATCAGGTCGCAGCTTGAGATCAAACGGAAGAAGGGCCAGTTCCTTGGAGCCTTCGCTGTGTACGGGTATCTGAAGGATGCAGAGGATCACAACAAGCTCGTGGTGGATTCCTACGCCTCTGAGATCGTCAGGGCAATCTTCAAATGGAAAAGGCAGGGGATGAGCCAGGGGCGTATTGCCGACAAGTTGAATATGCAGGGCGTCCTTTGCCCGATGGAGTATAAGATTTCGCTTGGGATGAAGGTACAGACGAATTTCAGGGTTCACAAGAAGGCTCTGTGGTCTCAGACAGCCGTGACGAGGATCCTCAGCAATGAGATTTATACGGGAGTGCTTGTGCAGGGGAAACAGGGAACGCCGAATTATAAGATCAAGAAGGTATTGCCGAAGGATGAGGCGGAATGGATCCGTGTGGAAGGCGCGGTTCCGGTGATCATTGACAGGGATACTTTTGACTCCGTGCAGATGATATTGAAGAAGGATATCCGCATCGCTCCTGAAGAAGAGGTCGTATATCCGCTTTCCGGTTATCTGAAATGCGGCGACTGCGGACAGAACATGGTTCGCAAATCCTACAATGCCGGTGGGAAGGCGTATTCCTATTTTATCTGCTCCACAAGAAAAGCCGGGAAGGGATGCAGCACGCATACTATCCGGGAAGATGAACTGATGGATATGGTCCTTCAAAGTGTATCAAAGCAGGTGGAATATATCTGCGAGATGGAGCAGCTTCTGGATATTGTGGATTCTCTGCCTGAGAGCCAGATGAATGTGTTCAACTATGACGCGCAGATCGTAAGGCTGAAGGAAGATATCGAGCGGTACAAGTCTTTCAAACTGAAATTGTATGAGAACTTGCAGGAAGGTCTGATCGGACAGGATGAATATTTCCTGTTCAAGAAAAGCTACGCCACTAAGATCACGGAAGCGGAAGCCGCTATCCAGGCGATTGAGAATGAGAGGGAACAGGCTGTAAGCAGGAACCGGGATTCCCTTGCGTGGATGGAAGTCTTTAAGAAGTACAGGAATGTATCCGCCGTTGACAGGTGTATGGTGGTCGATCTGATCCGCCAGATCAATGTGTTTGAGGGCGGCAAGGTCGAGGTGGTATTCAGGCACGGCGATGAAGCGGATAAGGTAGTGAAGATGCTGGAACATCTGCCGGAGGATTTCCGGGACAGGCAGGCGGTATAGGAGGTGCGGCATGGCAAGGAAGAGCAGAAAGAACATTGAAACGGCTGCCGCGGCTCCTGCAGTCGAGAGCAGTTACTATAAGACGGCGGTGTATGTCCGTCTTTCCATAGAGAACAGCGGAAAAGACGATGACGGGGATTCCATAGAGAACCAGACGAGCATCTGCAAAGAGTATATAGCGGAGCATCCGGATCTGAAGCTGTTCGATATCTATGAGGATAACGGAAAGAAGGGTACCCATTTTGACAGGCCTGAGTTCCAGAGGATGATGGAAGATGTCAGGGGCGGCAAGGTACAGTGCATTCTGGTAAAAGACCTGAGCCGTTTCGGTCGTGATTACATAGAAGCCGGACAGTATCTGGAAAAGATATTTCCGTTTCTGGGCGTGCGGTTCATATCGATCACGGACGGATATGACAGCCTTACTTCCGATGACGCGGAAGGGGCGTTGATGATTCCGCTGAAGAATATGATGAATGATGTGTACGCGAAGGATATTTCACGGAAGATCATAACATCCTTCAGGGCAAGACAGGAAAAGGGCGAGTATCTGCCGGCATTCCCGCCGTATGGCTATGTAAAATCAAAGACCAGGGCGTATAGGTATGAGGTGGATGAAGCGGTCGCTCCTTATGTGAGGATGATCTTTGAGTGGAAAGCAGCGGGCGTGTCGCACAATGAGATTTGCAAGAGATTGAATGAAATGGGAGCCGTTACGCCGGCAAAGCGTAAGGTGGAACTTGGCATCTGGCACGCTGAGAAGTATAAGCACACGGTCTGGTATGGCCGGACGATCATAGATATCCTGAAGAATATCACATATACCGGAACTTTGGTTTATGGGAAGATGCCGAAGTCGCTGTATCAGGGGATAAAGTGTCACAGGGCAAAGCCTGAGGAATGGAGAACGATACCGGACGCGCATGAGGCTATTATCAGCCGGGAACTGTACGACAAGGTACAGGAAATGTTTGAAGAGCGGGCGAAGGATATGCAGGAAAGTATGGATAAGCATGCGCCGCTCAGGGAACAGATCACGAATTACTTCAGGGGAAAAATTTACTGCGGCGACTGCGGTAAGAGGATGCGTTTTGTAAAGGCGAACAACAGGCACATCCCGATGGATCAGGAACATTCCTATTATGTCTGTGGCGGATATATTGACAGCGGATATCGGAACTGCACGAGGCGTATGATCCGTTACCCGGATGTCGAAACGGCGGTGATGGCTGTAATCCAGGGACAGGTGACGGCGGCTCTTGATCAGGAAAAACTGCTCAGGCAGATGCGCGGTTCCGTGAAAGAGAAAAGCCTGATCGATAAGTATGTCGGCCAGATCAATTATATTTCACAGGAACTGAAGAAGGTGAACGGCAGGCGGGAGCATCTGTTTGAAAGCTTCACCGAGGGCGTGCTGGATGAGTCTGAATACCGTTTCGCAAAGCAGAAATACGATGATGAAGCCGCGGAACTTGGAAAGAAATTTTCCGATGCGAAGGCAAAGAAGAAGCAGCTGGATGAGGTGCTGACGTTGGATAACAAATGGCTTGCCGCCATGCGCGAGGCTGAGGATAAGACCGAGGTGGATTCCGATCTGGTGAAGCATCTTATCAAGGCTGTGAAGATCTATGAGGAAAAGCGCGTCGAGGTGGAACTGAATTTCGGCGAGCAGAAGCAGGTCATGAAGCGTATCATCGGAGAAATGATGGAGGAAGGCACAGATGAGTAAATGGGTTATCGGAAAATACATCCGTCTGTCCGATGCTGACCGGGATCTGATGAAAAAGGAAGGTAAGACAGAGAGCGAGAGCGTATCGCACCAGAAGGCTCTGATCCAGAATTTTGTCAATGAGAAGGATGAACTGAAAGACTGTGAGCAGCATGAGGTTTTTGACGATGGGTTCTCCGGCACGAACTTTGACAGGCCGTCATTTGAAAGGCTGATAGAACAGATCAAGAAGGGGAAGATCAACTGCGTCATTGTAAAGGATTTCTCCCGTTTTGGACGTGATTACATTGAACTGGGGGATTATCTGGAAAGGATATTCCCCTTCATGGGCGTCCGATTCATCTCCATCAACGATCATTATGACAGTTTGGATTACAAGAGTACCACCGGCGGTCTGGATGTGGTCATGAAGAATATCGTTTATGATTATTACAGCAAGGACCTGTCCGTGAAGGTTATGACCGCGAAGCGTGCCAAAATGAAGAGGGGGCTTTATATCGGCGGTCATGTTCCTTATGGGTACAGGCGGTGTCAGGATGACAAGCACAGGATCGAGATTGATCCGGAGGCGGCTGCGGTTGTCCGGGAGATATATGACGCCGCCCTGGATGGAGTGAGGGCTGTGGATATCGCCAGTCAGCTTAATGATAAGGGATATGATACGCCTGCGGCATATTACAGGCGGATGAATCCGGGGACGAAAAAGTTCGCCAATGTTTCAGAACTGGCATGTTGGAATATTTACTCCGTTAATAAGATCCTGCAGAACAAGGTTTACTATGGCGTTGTGGTAGGTCATAAGCGAGAAGCGATAGCGCCGTGCAGCTCACATACCGTTTCGGTACCCGAGGATGAACAGATCGCTGTTGAAAACTGTCATCCGGGTATCGTCATGAAAGAAGAGTTCATTGAAGTCCAGAAGCGGTTCAGGAAACAGGAACCGCAGAGGGATGAAAGAAGGTATGGCAAGACACGTCCTCTTGTGGGGAAGGCTGTCTGCGGAATGTGCGGAAGGTCGATGAACTTCAGGTCGTATGTCGCGTATGGCAGGGAGTACAGCTATATACTCTGTCCTCACGCAAAGCACCAGAAAGCCGGCCAGTGCTGCAAGCGGTACTGCCGGGAAGCGGATGTGAATGAAATGATATGGCATTCGGTCAGGAACCTGATGGATATGGCGGATACTGTTGGAAAGAAGGTTAAGAAGAGAGCGGATAAGGCTGAGGGTGAGAACCTGCGCACGGCAAAGAAGCTGGCGAAGCTTCAGAAGGATAAAGAGAAGTGCGAGACGGAACGGTTTTCCAATGTTGACCGGTTCATGGCTGGGGAACTGGAAAAGGACGATTACCAGAGGATCAGGGCGGAACTGATGCGCAGGGCGGAACTTCTGGACAAGCAGATAGCGGAGGTTTCGGCAAAATTTCATGAGAGTCAGGCGGCAGCGGATGATGGCGTGCGGGATGCTGTCAGCACGATGAAGAAGTATTCCGGGGAAACGGAACTGACCAGGGAGATCGTGGAGGCGTTTATTGATAAGATCCTGATCTATGATCCGGAGCATATCGAGATCCGGTGGAAGTTCCCGGATGACGAGGTAAAGTTCATAGAGGGATAGGCGGCGGAGCCGGTTGGAGAGATCTGACCGGTTCTTTTTTATTTTCCAGCTGTTCAGAACGAAGGTTTTGTGCTATACTGAATTGAGTTATAAGTCAAGTAATTGAGATGAACGGCGGAGAAAAATATGCTGAAGAACAACATTGAAATGGATGTGAAGATGAGATGTATCGAGAAGGCTACTACGCAGGCGAAGATTGCGGAGAATATAGGTACATCGCCGTCATATGTGAATAAGATTGTCCGCAGTAAAGAGCAGATCATGAACAAGACCTTCATTGCTATGATGGAGGATCTTGGTTTTGACGTGGAATTACATTACATCGAGAGAGAAGATAAGAAATGAAGCAACTCAAAGATAAGGAATATGAGGAATTTCAACAATACCTCTATAACAAGGCGCACGGTTATATCTGGACGCCTGATACGCTGGAACTAATCTGCAATGGAAATAATGGTGATCCTGAGCAGATAGGAAAACAGATACTTGGTATGGCGGTCAAGCTGCGGAATGAACAGGTTTCGCACAGACTGTCAGATAAGCACAGATCATATATTATCCGGGAACTTAGAAAAGGCGAGACTGATTTACTGAAGGATTTC